GAAAAAAACTAAGAGAGGACACAGAACTATTTCTGTTGATGCACATAGCAAAAGAACTAGGCAAATCAATAGAAGAAGTCATGCAGTTCAGTGTCCTAGAGATCCAATTATGGGCCTCATATTTTAAAATACAGCATGACAACGCTAAAAAAGGAATGAACCATGGCGGAGCAAGTAAGACTAGAACTAGTCGTCGTTGATAAAACAGGGGCGGCATTAGGTAAAGCAAAAGGTAATGTAGAAGGACTTAATAAAAGTCTTGGACGTACTCGCGGTTTGGCAAAACTTGCCGCAGGTGCTTTAATTGCCATTGGAACTGCTGGAGTAGTCAGAGGACTTGTAAACACCATTAGAACCTTTGAAGATTTAAGAGCAACACTTGTCACGGTGGAAGGTTCAGTACAGGCGGCAGGTAAATCATTTAACCTAATCAAAGAATTCACAGCAGGCACAACTTTCCAATTGGATGAAGTGACCAATGCGTTTATAACATTTAGAAACGCAGGTCTTGTGCCAACTGAACAGTTCATGTTGAACATAGGTAACATTGCCGCTGGTATGGGTCGTAGACTGGACGATGTTGCCAAAGCAGTATTCAATGCCACTACTGGTGAATTTGAAATGCTTAAACAACTTGGTATCAAGGTTAAAACTGAAAGTGACAAGTTAAAAGTTATATTCAGAGGTACTACAACAGAAATAAGAAACAATGGTATAGACATTGTAAATCTTGTAGAAGAAATTGGTGCAAAAGAATTTAAAGGCGGTATTGAACGTAGTGCCAAAACACTTTCAGGTGCATTTTCTAATTTACAAGATGCTGTTGCCATTGCGGCAGATGAAGTGGGTGAAGGCGGATTAACTGCCGCACTATCAGAAGTCACAAGAGAAATTACAAAGACAACTTTAGGCACGGCAAATTTAGCAAACCAAATAGGATCAGCATTGGGTAATGCAATACTATTTGTAAAAGATAATTTTACATTGTTAAAAAATGCAATTAAAGTGTTAGCACTAGGACTTTTTGTCAAGCAAGTTTATGCGTTAAGAATTGCATTGTTAGGCACAGGCACAGTTCTTAAAGGTCTGACAGCGGCAGTTGCCGCATCAAGAGTAGTGTTTATGAAACACCCTCTATTCTTCCTTGCCACAGTTGCAGTAGGTGGTATCATTTTATTCAAAGATCAATTACAAAAATTGGGTGAAAAGTTTGGTTTTTTAACTCCCAAAGTAGAAGAAAGCGCCAAAGCAACTGAAGACTTCATGCATGAAATGAGTGAAGTGCCAACTGTGTCAGCAGAAGCAAGTATGGCACAAAAAATATTAGAACAACAACAAGAAGCAGTGGCAAGTGCTACAAAAAAAGTTACAGACAAATTACATAATTCTATAAGAGCACTTGAGGCAAATGCCATTGCCAATTTAGAAGATGCTGAAATATACAAATTGAAACATGGCGTATTGAAAGACATGACTGCTGAACAAGAAAAAGAAATACGTCAATTGATTCGTAAAGAACAAGAATTGAAAAAAGTTGCGGCGGCAGAAAAAGCGTTACCATCAATTATGAAAAAAGTAGGCGGTGATGTGTTTGAATCTCCTGAAGTTGTTGCAATGCAGAAAGAGGTTGCTCAGTTAGAAATATTAAGAAATAATAAAAAAATTAGTGAACAACAATATCAAACATCAATCACAAAAATAAGAGAAGATGCCGCAAGAGCAGAAAAGAATAGAAGAGACAGAGAACAAAGTGATGTTATTGATTTAATAAAACAAGGCAAAGCAAAAGAAATAGACATTGAAGTTGCATTTGGCAAAGACAAAAAAGGTTTAAACACAGCACTTGGTAAAGAATTGTTGGGCGAACTGGCACAAATCAACGAAAAAGCATTTAAAATAGCAAAAGCAGTTGCAATATCTGAAACAATTATCAGCACAGCAAAAGGTGTGATGTTTGCGTTGGGTAGAGGTGCATTTTTACAAGCGGCATTGATTGCGGCAACAGGTGCAGTACAAATTGCAAAAATTAAATCAACTTCATACACAGGTCCAAGAGAAAAAGGTGGACCAGTTGCTGGAGGACAACCATACTTGGTAGGAGAAACAGGTCCAGAAATGTTTGTACCAAATGCAGGTGGACAAATTGTGCCAAATGGTGCAATGGGCAAACAAGTCACAGTGAACTTCAATATTGAAACTGTGGACGCAACAGGTTTTGACGAACTGTTGTTGGAAAGAAGATCAACAATTGTGGGCGTTATCAATGAAGCAATGAACAGACAAGGAAGAGAAGGGATCACAGCATAATGGCAAGCATAGGAGCATTCAACGGTAGTTCAAGCATTTTACAAAATGCAACACCAATACAATTTAGAGCAGTCAATTTCAAACAACAGAATGAAGTTGCTGTTACAAAAACTGCATCGGGCAGAATTATAAGAAGCACAGCGGCAACCACATTGTTCAAAGGCACATTGGAATTGGTCAGTCTCAGTGTGGCAGATTTCAAACAGATACAAGGTTTTATTGCCAAAGCAAAAACCAGTGTGAACGATTTTACCATAGAGATACCAGAAATAAGTTTTAGAACAGCAACACACAGTTTAGGCACAGTCACAGTGCAAGGATCATTTGGACAAGGTTCAACTAGTGTTAATCTAACTAAAGCAACTGGTGGCACAGGCACAGCATTCAACATGGGCGATGTGATTAAATTTTCAGGACACAGCAAAGTGTACATGATAACAGAAAAGTGTGAAGCAGATGCATCACCATTTGATGTTTCATTTGAACCAGCATTAGTGTTACAAGTTTCCACTAGTGAAACAGTCACATACGACAATGTGCCATTCAAAGTGATTATGAGCAGTGATCTACAAGAATATCAATACAATGTAGACGGCACTGTGAATTATAGGATGGATGTTGAGGAGGTAATCTAATGCCTCGCGGTTTTTCAGATCCACTAAACACATATCTTGCAGGCAACACGTTTACCAGTGTGTTGTTGTTGGAGATAGACACACCAGACAGCGGTGGTGCATCAGAAACATTGAGATACACCAACAACCCGTATGACCTTACATACAATGGAGAAACATATTCTGCACAAGGTGAATTTATTTCTATCAGTGAAACACAATTAAACAGTGCTGTACAAATCAGTTCTGTAAACCTAGCAATCAATGCCTTAACACTTGCCAATGTGCAAACATTTGCCACATCAGAAATAATAAATCAAACAGTGAGCATATACAGAGGATTTATTGACCCTAGCACCAATGTGTTGTTTGGGGACTCTGCAGGAGAAAATGCTTTCTTGTTGTTCAAAGGCAAAATAGCAGGTTACAATGTGACCAACAATCAAACCACAGCAGACATACAACTACAAGTCAGTTCGCAGTTTGTAAACTTTAACAGAAAGAATGGACGCAGAACCAATCAAAACAATTTTCAAAGAGAACACCCTAACGATGCCAGTATGGAATTTTCACACGAAGCATTGGCAGAAATCAAATGGGGTATAAAATAATGTTGAAACAAGCAAACATCTCACACTTCAATCAACTGCAAGAAATTTATCGCATACACGCTGAAGAGGCCAATGTGTCAGGTAAATTAAATTTTGATGTGGAAACAGCATTAGAATTAACCAAACAAAGACTGATAGAAGAACAAAGCAATATTTTGTTGTACATTAGAGATGACAGAGTGGTGGGTTACAGTGTGATCAGTCTAACAGAATTAACTTGGAACAGAGTGAGAGTTGCCAATGTAGAAATGTTTTTTTTACATCCTGATTACAGACACAAGATCAGCAGTCACAAATTCTTTGATCAAATAGAAGATTTTTTAAGAGATCAAGATGTTGAATTAATTATGAGCGGTGTGTTTTTGTTTGACAAAGATTACAACGTTGATGAAGAATATGTAGACCGTGCCAGTAAATATTTTGAAATGAAAAATATGAAATGGTGTGGCAATATGTATGTGAAGGAGTTGTAATGGGATTCATTAAGAAACCAATCAAAGGAATTATAAAAGGCATCAAAAAAGTTGTCAAAGGCATAACATCTTTTGTGGGAGATGCTTTTGGATTTATTATTAAACCTTTTGGTTCTTTTGAAACACCAGACATATCTGCTGAATCAGTTGCACAAGGTGTGAAGGTTACAAAATCAGGTACCAATGTTGGAATACCTGTGGCGTATGGATTTAGACGTTTGGGTGGCACAATTGTACACGTAGAAACTGATGGAAACAGTAATCAATACCTTTATGTGGTGTATGCCATTTGTGAAGGCGAGATTGCAGGTGTACACAGAATCAAATTGGATGAAAACGAACTGTTGCCACACCCAGGTACCAGCAACACATACAACCATCAAGAAATAATTACATGTACAACTGGTAGATATGCCAACAGAGTGAAGTTTCAAATATTCAACGGCACAGAAGATCAATCACAAAGCACATTGGCCAACGAATCACCCAGTTGGAACAACGGTGTAAGAAAATTACCAGGTGTTGCTTATGCGGCATTTAGATTTGAATGGAAAAATTCAACTCAAGCAGAAATAGATTCCAATCCTTTTGGCGGTGGTGTACCACAAATCACATTTGATGTGTTTGGTAAGAAAGTTTTTGATCTTACTTTGGTCACACCGGGCAGTGAAAACTTGCCAAACGATTATGCAGATTTATCAAAATCATATATTGAAACAAATAGCAACAGACCAGGCACAAATCCAGCAAACGTCTTATTAGACTACATGATGAATCCACGTTATGGATTGGGCATCAAAAAAGAAGACATACACGCAGAAAGTTTTAGAATTGCCGCCGAAAAATATAATCAATTGGTGGACTTGGATAATGATGGTAATTTTACAGAATTTGTTTTAACCTGCAACACAGTGTTGACCACAGAATCAAAATTGATAGACAATGTTAAACAATTGGTAGGTGGTTGCAGAGGCGTTATGCCTTATGTGAGTGGCAGATTCAAACTGAAAGTAGAAGATGGTGGTAATGCCACTGACATCACATCTTCCACAATTGATGTTGCATTTGATGTGAGTAATTTTTTCATTGTGGGTCCAGTCACATTGGGTGGAGAATCGAAAGTATCCAAGTACAACAATGTGTTTGTGAACTACATAGATCCAGACAAAGAATTCAGCAGTCAACAAGTGGTGTTCAGTGCGGCAGGTGACCAAGCAATAGATGATGATGAAGAACTGTCAGGAGAATTTACATTTGGAACACTAACCAATCCTTACATAGCACGTGAAATGGCAAGAATGATCTATCAAAAATCACGTAATCAAAGAACATTAAGTTTTACAGGCACACAAGAATTATTCAATGTTGAACCAGGTGACATCATAAGAATGTCAGAAGAAATATTGGATCTTGATTTGCGTACATTCAGAGTGATAGATATGAAATTGACCAATGCAGGATTGTTAGAAATATCTGCTGTGGAACACACAGCAAGTCATTATCCACACACATCAGGCGAACAGATAGAAATACCACCCACTGTGTATCTACCAGATGAATATTCAGGCAGACCTTTGCAAAGACCTGTGAGTGATCCACCAAAAGGCGTTGTGCCACCAGTTCCTGATCCAGAAGATTCTGCAGGACCTACACCAACACCAACACCGCCACCACCTTATGAACCAATTGACAAACCCACTATAGATAAGTTTTATTATTCTGAAAGAGCAACCACCAGAGATCCAACCAATGCATTTGGTAGAAATGGTCAAAGATTGCATGGCATTTCACAAGAATATCCGTCAACATTCCCTTTATTGGATTATGATTTACGCAGATCAGGATTTACAAGTCATGGTCCTTACGACAAATATTTTAACAACACAGTCACAGTGGCACAAGACAACGTGAGAAAAATGTCTTTATACAAAATGAACTCTAATCAAAGTGCATACACAGTCGGTATACGTTGTCTTATTTTTGTGAATTTTCCAATGGAAACTAGTATTGACAAATACATTGTTGAGGCATATGATGGCACTGATCGTGTGCATTCAAGTTATTCCACACTATTTGGTGATCCTCAACAACAACTTATCAGCACTCCACAAGTTGAAAGAAATGTTCCCATTGGTGCAAGTCTTAATCCTGCAGAAGACAGATTATACAGATTTGATACCAAATCAAAATCAGGTATAATTGTTTTACCTTTGAACAAATCTTTGGTGTTCAAAATAAGAGCACAAAAACAAATACTAGGTGAAATACAAGAATATAGAATAGGTGGCGATTTTACACGTATAGGTTACAACGACACATTCGAGTACACACTGCTAGGACAACGTCTGAAAGACAATGGTCTAGAAGGATTTATAAATTACATCAACCAAACTTATGGTTTCCAAGGTGGTGGTTCACAAAATTTAGGAGGATAATATGCCTAGTAATGGATATTTTGACATAACACAAAACACACTGTTTGCCCGTAGCGTGGAAGGTTGGGCAGATTACACATCTTGGGACGCATTTACCAGTTGGACTGGCACAGCAGGTTCCAACTTAGAATTTACAACTGGAATAATTGATGCAGGCAGGGTTGATTTCCATGCTCCAATCATTGTGTTTGAGAGTGCAACAGCAGTGACCATTCAAATGTCAACAAGTGAAACAGTTGATTCTAGTGGCGGTGCGTTGGATTCACCAAACATTGTGACCATTGCTCCAGACACTGCGAACATCACAGTGCCTTTTGCACGTTTTTTTCAATTCAAAATTATTCAAGGCACAGGAGATTCTGGTGCGGCAACGGATTCAGCAGGGTCACCTGAACTGTTTTTAAGAAATCTTAACATTAGTTTTATTTCAGAAACATTCAGTCTCACACAAAGCAACATTGACACCAGCACACTGGGTGGTAGTGTGGGTGAAAGACAACTTACCTTCAACCAAACCACAGGCACAATCACAAACTGTCTCATACAACCACACATAACAGGGTTAGATGATTCAGGAGGTGATCCTGTGAGGCCCATAGTCTATATTGACAAATCCAGCACACCTGTTGTGTTAAATATTTTTGATTTAGATTCATACGGTAAAGCACGTAGAATAGATTGCACATTGGATGTGCAGATACAATATTTGCCACAATTACAAACTGATATTGTGGGACAAACGGAGATACTATAATGGCATGGCCAACAAATAAACCAGATTCAAACAAATTTTCAGCAGACACAGATTCTATCAAAGAATCAAGACCAGAACTGAACACAATGAGTCAGGCAGTCAACGACATTGTTGATTTCATTGACACCACAGGTATTGACAGCAATGCCATTTTGATTTACAACAAATCTGCAGGCAGATTAGAAGTGGCAGAATTCAGTGCCAGTACAACAATCACAGCACCTGATTCCGCAGGAGGTCCTTTTGTGATCAATGCCAGCGGTGGTATCAGTGAGGTTGTCGATGACACTTCTCCGGAATTGGGTGGGGATCTCGAGGTGGGTGATTTTCTAATTAAGTCATCACAAATAGACAGTGGTGGTGAAAGTGCTGTAAAGATACGGATTTTAACACAACCCGGTTATAGAGGACTTTTTGTAGAGACAGACGCTCATACAGGTGCTCCTTCACCGCAAAATAATTCATTTCAACTTTCAAATAATGGTAACATAGGTTTTACCAACAGATCCGCAAGTATCAGTATGCTGTTTAATGGTGATGCCGAAGATGATATCACAGGTGCTGGTTGGAGTATACTTGACAGTGGCAGTCACGCACAAACAAATGGCGGTAGTCCGGGCACAGGAGTAGGGCATCAAATTCGGGCAAACAGACGTGATGATCTACAAATAATTGCTGAGAGTGATAAAAATCTTTCACTTCTCGCTTCAGGTGGCACAGGAACAATTAAAATGTATGCCCAATATTCATTTCCTAAAACAGATGGATCTAATGGTCAAGTGCTTCAGACAAACGGTAGTGGTACACTTTCTTTTGCCACAGTGTCGGCAGGTAGTGAAACACAGATTGCAGGCGGTGACAATATCACAGTCACACAACCTGATTCAGCAGGTGGTTTTGTGATCAGTCAAACTCAATTGAGTGCAACGTTGGATATGAATGACCAGCAGTTGTCCAATATGCAAATTAAAAATTTTGGAGAGATCATAAATGATTTGGGCACAACAAGTGGTACACTAACACCAGATCCCAACAACGGCAGTGTGCAAAAAATCACATTGAACAATAACCTTACATTGAACGCATTATCAAATGTGGCAAATGGAGATTCAATAACTTTAATAGTAAAGCAAGACGGAACAGGTGGAAGAACACTCAGTAGCACAATGAAATTTGCGGGAGGAACCAAAACCTTGAGTACTGCCGCCAATGCAATTGATGTGATAACAATATTTTACGATGGTACAGATTATTTGGCAAGTTTAAGCACCAACTTCAGTTAAAAAAGGTGTGTTAGTCGCTCGTAGACGTCAGTATACGGGCAAAACAAATAGATAAGATAAGTTGTGTAGTGCAACCAATTTTATAAATAAAAACAACAAAGGAGAACCAATATGGGATGGGCAACAAGTTCAAATGTATCAACAACCAATCTAGATGATGGTAGTGATTCGCCAGCATCAGCAAGAGCGGATATCAAAACAGCATTTGATGAATTAAAGAACGTAATAGACGGCAAGGACACAGCAAACGGTGTAGCAGGACTGAATGCCAGTTCCAAAATAGCGGCGTCACAGATACCAGATGAATTGAATTCTACCACTGCTACCAATTTAACATTGGATCCTTCCACAGGCAAAGTCAAAATAGAAGAAATTGTCAATCTCAAACCGCAGACTGTGGCACAATTGAATGCCAGAAGCGATGCGGCAGAAGGTGATGTGGCATACTGTTCAGATGGAGGCACAGACTCAGGAGGTGCACCATGTCTAGCAGTGTACACAGGATCTTCTTGGAGAACCATTGATTTAGGAATCAACATAGCATAATGAAAAAAACAATCATAGACAGTTTGGAAAAACGCATCTACAAAATAGAACGCACACTGGACAAGATCATGAACAATCATCTGCATCATATACAACACTACCAATTGTACATTTTGGCATTGACAGGTCTGATTGTGGCCATGCTGACGGCGATATTTCTAAGAACATTCTAGATGGCCCGACCATTCACAGTGCAGTGTCAAAAATACACCAAACGACGCCCACACTACTCACCAGAAACATTTCACCAACACACCGAGTGTCCCAAATGTAAAAGCAACCATTTTCTGTGCGAAGTGCCTCAGAACACCCTGTATGGATACTACAGAACCTACGGACACAAAACCAAACACGTGCAGTGGCGCATAAGATGTGCCAATCACAAATGTTCAGAACCTTTTGGTGTGATACTCAAGGTTGAACACGCAGACAGCGCCACGTAATAAATATTTCAGCGGGAGTGCTGGGTTTAGCGATACGTCAAACACATCTCAAACAAATCTTCCCATTTGTACCCAGCACCACCGTTCTACAGGGGGTTTCTAATCAAAATCCCCAAATCACTCACTTAATCGTTGACTTTTTCATCACAGTGCTATATAATTGTTGAAATGGCAAAAATAGATTGGTCCAAACACAATTATCACAATGATGTTCACTCTGCGGTAGGCACAGGTCGCCGTCGGATTGCTTATGAGCGTGAAGTGGAATGGAGCAAACTGAAATTTGGCAAACACAAAGGCAAAACACTGAAACAGGTGCCCATCAACTATTTGCGATGGATAGTGAGCACATGGTTACCCAACAGCAAAATGGCAAAGGCAACAATCAACAACGCAAAACATGAAATCACACAGAGGCAAAGCATAGCATCCACAACAACAGGGACAAAGGTTGCAAATCCTAAAATATCAGTCCAAGATGCCAATTAACACTGACGGATTGCCCTTAGGCATGATATTGGTGAGTGTGTCGCAAACACTATCACATACACGGTAACGCAGTGATAGACTCCTAACAGAGAGTCGTGGCAGGTAAGGAAAAGCACAGAGTCCTGCGACAATACACAATTCAAAACACCTGCTTCCAGTTCTCATTCGTTC